GGCACGGACTCGATGAGGTACGTCAGCAGCCCATCCAGCGGCAGCTGCTCGATACGGGCGGTGGCCTCCGCAAGCGGCCCGAAGCGTGGGTCGAGCGCGATCACGTCCGGGGCGAGACGGTCAGCCATTACTCACCCCAGCAACAGTCACCGAGACCGATGTGGCATGCGCCCAGCCGGTGGGCGGAACAGAAATGTCCGCATTCGGGGCGACAAGGTTCACGCTCGCCACCCCTTCCACGTGCAGCGCGGCAATCAGCCCCGAGCGGGCGACATCGCGCCCCAGGCGGCTTTTGATCTCAGCAAGCCTGGCTTGCAGCGAGGACAGCGCCGCCGTCCGCACGGTCTCGGCGTCATACGGCAAAAGCACGGTCAGGCGTGCATCCACCGTGAAGGGATAGTCCTGCGGCTGCGCGACTTCCACCGTGTCGCATAGTGGCCGCACGTCCTCGGCGCTGCATGTGGCGAGCACCAGCGCGAGAACCTCTGGGGGCGGCAGCCCGGTTTCGGTCAGGGGATAGAGGCGCACCACGCCCGGCTCTGGGCTTTCCACCGCCACATCGACGATGGAAGCGTGGGCGCTCATCGCGTGGTGGCGGTAGGCCAGGCGCGGCCCGGCCACAGAAAAGGATTCCGGCGCTTCGAGGATGCGCGCGCGCAGCCGCTCGTCGTCTTCACCCGTAAGACGCGCAACACCCACCAGCTCGCCCAGGTAGTCGAGCATGGGGGCACGGGCAAAGCGCACCAGGTTTTGCCGCGCCGTGTCGTTGATCGCGGCGCGCAGGAGCGTCTCACGGTAGGCGATGAGGTCGATCAAGAGCGACTCGACCTGCGCCGGGTAGAGCGTCTTGCCGGTGGCGGCTTCATATGCCGCGACGATCTCGGCGCGGATCGCAGCAGCATCGTCCGGGATGACCTTGAGCTCACTCATCGCGGGCGCACCTCGGCGCTGACCTCCACGCCACTGGCCAGCTTGAAAAAGGCGGTGATTCTGAGCGCGGCGTCGCCATCGAGGGCGACGATTACGCGCGTGACCGAGACGCGCGGCTCCCAGCGGCGGATCGCCTCGACCGTCTCGCGCACCACGTGCGGGCGGGCGCGGTCGATGGGGTAGTCCAGATACAGCCAGACCCTTGAGCCGAAGTCAGGGCGCAACGGGTCTGAGCCCCGCGGCGTCCTGAGGATGATGGCAATGGCCTGGCGGATATCGTCGACGTCCTCAACAAAGCCGTCGCCGCCCAGGGCCGGTTGCCAGTGGTTCTTGGCCGGAATCATGCGCACATCATCGGCGCACGATGGCGTTGCCGCAATTAACTGGCGTTATCGACTAGCCAGCAAAGACGTTGGGGCTGCCAGTCTGGCACGAGGATCCGCACGATACCGGATCGCCAATGCGGCCTGCGGCGCGGCCATTGACGAAGACCGCTGTCGATCCCGCAGCAAGGCTGCCGCCGTGACACACTGGGCCACAGCAATGCACTTCCCATGCGTCGCCCACCCGGTGCCAGCCAAGGCCGTTCACGAAAACGTCGGGCGAGGCTTCCGCATTGGGCCGGCTGGGGAAGCAGCCATGACCGGTGCAAATGTCGCGGTGGCGGTGGGCAGCTGGCATGTCAGGGATTGAGGTCGATGCGCGGCGCGCGCAGGGTGATGTGGGTATCGCTGACGATCTCGATGTCGCCGACCGCTTGGATGGTTAGCTTGTGCGCAGCGCGGTCGTATTCGACGACGGTGCCGTCGGCAAATCGCGCGGCGGTGATGTCGGGCCCGCCACCGGGGGCTGGGTCGCGCGCGGAGAAAATCGCGCCGAGCACGATGCCGTCTTCGCCGTTTGGGTCAAGCAGCACGGCCACATGGTCGCCCAAGTCGGGGAGATGCTCGACGCGGTCGCGGCAGGTACGCAGCGTCAGCACCGGAAGCCACCACGTTTCCAGATCATCCATCTCGGGGAGCGTCACCCGCACACGGTGCGTTGTCGCGTCCAATGCGGACACGAAGCCAAACCTGAGTGTAGCGAGCGCTTCACGGATCGTCTCTTTCACTGCTTGGGTTCCTTGATCCGCTTGAGACTGAGGGTGGTGATGTAGCCGCTTGCGCGGTCGATGTCGTGGCGCGCCTCGGTGATGAGATAGCGCCCGTCGATGCGGGCGAGCCCGGCAATATCCACGGTAGCTCCGGCCACCAGCAACGGGTCACCGGGGAGTTGCAGTTCGAGACTTGTTTTGTCGATCTCGTGCCGAGCCTGCTCGGCGGAGGCCAATGCTTTGGCCTGCTCAGGCGTCTTCGCCCGCACGTGGCGCTTGCGGGTATCGGCTGCTGCCTTGGTTTCCACCGGCACCACCTCGCCGTTTTTGACGCCATAGACCACCAACTGCCCGGTGCCCTGGTCGTGGTGGCGCAGCTCGGTGCGGCTCGGCACTTCGGTGATGCGGTCGCGGTAGGTGTACCGGGTCAGATCAGCAAGCGTCAAGGCGCGCACGGGGGCGGCGTCTTCGCCGAGCTTCATCACAGCGAGCGTTTTGTTGTTGTCGGTCAGCTTCACCGCATAGCCGTACTCACGGCAGAGGCGTACCAGAAACCCCCAGTCCGTCTCCTGGTATTGCGTGGCGCGGTCGATCTGGATGCTGGCGATCTCGCCCTTGCGCTTGGCACCGATGCGCTTGGCGACCCCATCGACAATCTTGGCGAGCGTAGTGAGTTCGTACTTCTTGCCGATTCGGGTGCGCACCGCGCGCGAGACGCCTGTGGCCAGCGCCCGGATGCGGATGGCAAGCGGGGGCGATGCGATCTCGATCTCGTCCACGTCGAAGCTACCTGCCGAGGCCAGCGGCCTGCCCGCGTAGCCGTAGTCGAGCACAAGCTCCATCCCTTTGTCGGGATACCAGTCCGCGAGCCAGCGGCTTTTGACGGCATCGCTCTCGGCCAGTTCCACGTCCACACTGTCGGCTTCGCCAGTCAGGCGGTCGGTGTAGCTCACGCGCATGAGGTAGGGCGTGAGGTCGGCGGTGATATCTCGCCCGTTGTAGGCGAGCTTGACGGCAGGGGTCAGCGCTTCCATGGCGGCAATGCGTCACTGGTGGCGGCACGCTCGATGAGCGGCACGACAATTTTGAGCCCGGCGGGCAAAAGCCCCGCGCGCGGGGCGTGCGGGTTGACGGCCACGAGCGCCGCCGTCTGCGTCACGTCCCGGTAATAGCGCCAGGCGATCAAGTCCCAGCGATCATTGTCCTGGGTCGTATGGATGATGGCCCTCATGTCCACACCCCGTCCACCACCGGCTGGCGCGCAGCCGCGTGGGAAGCCAGCCTTGAGAGCGGTTCGCGCACCTCTTCCAGCGCACGCACACCGGCTTGAACGCTCCACATCGCCGAGGAAAGCCCGCCGAGCCCGGAGGCGAGCGCCGATGCAGCACTGTCAAACTGCGCACGGGCAGAGAGCATGCCGCCCGCAATGGCCGCCGCATTTGCCGCCACCGATGTCACGGCACCCGCCAGTTGCGCCGCCTCAGCAAAACGCTCCACGGGCAGCGCTGATCCAAAACCATCCACCCGGCTGGCAAAGCTGGGCAGCGCCAGCGCTGCGGCAGCTGGTGACGACTGCGCCAGCCGCGCAAAGCTCGCCACATCGGCGGCCAGCTCCACGCTGCGCGCCACTGCGGCGACGCCGTCGGAAACGGTGGCGGCCAGCCCACCTGGGGTCGGCGGCGCGGCCTCGACCATCAAATCGAACCCGTCCGCGCCCGTGACGCCGATGGGAATACGGTAGCCTTCGGTGATGACGCCGGGCGGATTGGGCTCGACCGGATCGCCAATATATTCGCGCAGGGTGATCGACAGCTCGAGCGCGATTGCCGCGCCGGCCCCATCGGTTTGCGTCGTGTTGACTTCCGCCTCAGTGATGACAAAAACCCCCCGATATTCGCCGGTGCCGAGCACAAAAGCGAGCGGCTCGCGATTGTCCATGCGCTCTTTGATGCGGCGCACCTCGTCTGCCGGGTTGCACCAAGAAGCGTGCAGCCGCGCCTCGATTCTCACCTCGTCCGGGCTGTGGCCGGTGTATTGCAGCAGACTCTTTCTGCCGATCAGCCCTTGCTCGGCATACTGCGCGCCGTAGCGCAACGAGAGGCCATCTAGCCAGGTGATGATCTCCAGTTCCGTCTCACCCAGTACCGCGTAGAGGCTCATGGCGAGATCCTCCGCCGTTCATGCTCGTAACGGCGCATCAGCCGCTCGAATTCGGCGAAACTCAGCTGCACTGCCTGGCCCACCTGCGCGCGCGCGGCTTCTGGGCTCGCGGCGCCAGAGACGGTGATTTGCGGCGAGAAGGTGATGTGCATGGCCGGCGACACGGATGGGGTGGCGCGGTTTGTCGCCTGCAATGTGGGCACGACGGGCGCAGGCGCTTGCGGGAGACGGGGAAGCGCCAGCGGCTCGACCGCTTGCCGGATGGTGCGCGTGGCGTCTGCGGTCTGCGGCACGGCAAGCGTAGGTTGGAAGGCGGTAGTGGCGGCCAGCGCCAGCCCTGCCGTTGCGCGGCCTACTGCACCGGCCATGCCCGCGATGCCCTGCGCTGCGCCCTCACCGATCATCTCGCCAAACCCGGCGAACACGCGCGACGGCGACTTGATGCCCAGCCAGCCCTTGAAGGTGTTTTTGACCGACTCGCCCATGCCTTTGACGGCATCGCCCAGCGCGCCAATCCGCGCCTTGATGCCGTCGATCAAGCCACTCACGATCTCGCGGCCCATCTCCAGCATCTTGCCGGGCAGCGCCTTGAACCAGGCCCAGGCGGCGGCAAAGCCCTCTTTCACACGCTCCCAGACGCGAGCAAGCAGCGGGCCGATCTTGTCCCAGTTGCGCCACACCAGATAGGCTGCGGCGGCAATGGCGGTGAGTATCAGCCCGATGGGGTTTGTCAACATGGCCCGGCCCAGCCACAGCACGGCGCGGCCCACAAACATCAAAGCCGTGCTCGCCACCCCTTTGAACCAGAGTAGGCCCGCGCCCAGCTTGGCCATCATCCCGCCGCTCATCCCGGCGGCAGCGCCCAGAGCACGCAGTGGCGTTGCACCCGCCAGCATGGCCGCGCGCCCGATGAGCACGCGGGCGGTGAGCGCCTGCCACGCGACGGTGGCGCTGGCAAGCGGCGAGAGCAGGAAGAAATTGACCACCCACCCGAGCGACAGCGCCGCCACCTTGAATGCCACCAGCCCCATCGCCGCGCCGACCAGCCCCTTGATCAGCGCTGGGTTCTCTTTGGCAAACGCGGCAAACGCGGTCACCGCCGGCTGCACCGCGCGCACGATGTCGAGAAGCGGCGGCAGCAGCGCCTCGCCCACCGTGATCGCGAGCTCTTGCAGCTCGATTTTGAAGCGCTTGAACTGCTCGAGCGGCGACTGCATGCGCTTTTCGAAATCTTCGTCGAGCGCGCTTTTACCCGATGCGCCCTTGCCGGTGGCGGTCTCCTCGCGGATTTTTTTCAGGTCGTCGCGGTTTTGGATCTCGGCCAGCAGATACGCCACCGCTTGCATGTCCTGGAACATCTGACCCATGCCCGCCCGTTGCCCCAGCGCCTCGATCATGGTGCGGCGGCGCTCCATCTCGGCGGCACGCTCGGCGGGGTCTTTGATGGCGGCCATCTCTTGGGCCAGTGCCCCCAGCTCTTTCGTCACCTCGGGCGCTTGCTTGGCGAGCTTACCCATGATCAGGCCAACCGCGCCCTCGATCGGGTCCACTCCCTGCCGCGCCATTGTCAGCATGGAGCCTTGCAGGTCGATGCCGAGTTTTTCAAAGTCCTTCTTGGTGTCCGGGCTGGTGAGCTTGGCCAGGAAGTTGCGGAAATTGTTGGCCGCCTCATCCGTGCTGCCCGCCGTGCGCATGGCGATTTGCAGCCGAGACGCCATGTTCACCACGGCCTCGTTGCCCGTAATGCCGATGGCCTTCATGTAGCCGCCAAGCTGCGGAAACCACCTGGCCATGTCGCGCACTTCAAAGCTGCCGAGCTTGCCCGCCTTGGCTGCCTGGGCAAAGGCCAGCTCCATGTCCTGCGCTTTGACGCCCAGCAGGTCAAAGCTCACCATCATCTTGGCGGCGTCGTCGAGGCTCGCGCGGGTGGCGGTGGTGAACTTGCCCAAAAGCTGCGCCTGCTCAGCCGCCTTTTTGGCCTCCAGGCCGTTGGCGATCAGCATGCCAACGCCGCCCGCGATGTCGGCAGCGGTCTGGTTGGTGGCGCGCGCCACCTCGCGTAGCGACGCGCCGAGCCGTGCTTCCTCCTCGCGGGTGAGCTCACCGACGATGGCAATGTCTTTGACCGCATCACCAAAGCCCGCTGCCTCGCGCACCGCGGCAATGACCGGCGCGCCGGTGGCCGCTGCGGTGGCATACGCGCCCATGATCTCGCCGCCCATGCGCGCGCGGGCGTCGGCCAGGTCGCTTCGGCGCTGCATGGCGCGGGAGAGCGCCTCGTGCTTTTGCCGGATGGCGTCGATGGTGCGCCCGAGCCGCTCGTAGTCGCGGTTAAGCGCGGCGATGGTGGGCGGGGCTAGCCTGCCCATGTGGCGGCGAATAGCCTCACCCAGGCGATCCTGCTCGGATTGCACGCGACGCGCCACATCACCCAGGCCCTTTAGTGCACCTTGCGCCTGGCCAATGGCCGCACCGACCGCGCCAGCGCCCAGCACGCCCAGCTTGATGCCCAGGAAAAACTCTTGTGCCATACTGCCTCAGATGGATGCCATGATCGTCATTGCCGCCCTCGTTCTTGCCGCCGCTGCTGCTGTTGTGGCCCCGCTTTGGGCTGCGCCCCTGATCGGCGCTGCGGTCGTTTTGCTCGCGCCTTTTCTGGGCGCGGCGGTGGAGATCATTCGCCGCTTGCGTCCTTGATCTGGCGCTGCGCCTCGGCAATCCACAGGCGCAACTCATCCACCTCCAGCGCGTCGATCTCCGATGGCTGAAAGCGAAACCACCGCGCCAGCAGCGCGGCGGCCCGCCACAGCTCAGCCGCCGGTATCCAGCATGGCGCGAAAGGACTCAGAGATCGCCCGGTAATCGGCGAGATCGAGCTCTTCGACATCCTCGGGCGTGAGCCCCGCCAGCGCCGCCACCAGGGCGAGTTCTTGCTCCTCGGCCTTGTCGGAGACGCGCTGCGCGGCCTTCAAGTCGCGCACCTTGGGGCGGCGCAGCGTCACCTTGGCGAGCGTCTGGCCGGTCGCCAGCTTCACCGGGTGTTTCAGGGTGATCTCAGCCATCGATTAGCCCCCGATGTTGGCGTTGTACTGCGCCAGCAGATCCACGCCACCGGCCTTGTAGATGTTCTCGAGCACGTCGATCTCGGTCACGTCCTGGCCATCGACTGCCAGCTTCATGTAGTAGGCAATGAAGTCGGTTTCCAGCTCGACATTCTCGTGCTGCTTGAAGTTGCCGCCCGGCAGGCTCTTGAACACCACCGAAAGCATGGCGGCGATGGGCGCTTCGCGCGACACCGATCCACCCAGGATGATGGGCATGGAGCCGCGCACCTGAAGCTGCACCGCCTTGAGGGGGTTGGCGACCTTTTTGAGCACGTCGGCGTAGTAGCTCGCCCACTTGATCTTGCCTTCGAGCTTCTCAAAGCCCGCAAAGGCTTCGATCGTGCCCACCATGCCCAGCGCCTTGTGCTCGGCCATCTTGGCCTTGACCTGCGGCAGCTGCACCTCCTCGGCGCGGCCCAGCAGGCTTTGCCCGTCCAGATAGACGTTGGCGTTGGTGATGCGGTGAATTTCAATTTTGGCCATGATCTACCCCTTGTCACTGACCGCCCAGGCGGGACAGCAAGTTGATGTCGATGAAGCTCTCGAAGCTGATGCGCTCGGCGGGCGTGGGAGGCATGAAGGTGATGTCGAAGGTCAGGTGCCCAGCGGCCAGCTCCGTCGGCGGGTTTTTCGCCGGGTCGTAGGTGCAGCTGCCGTCGATCAGCGCTCCGCGCCCAATCAGCGTGCGGATGAAGGCGTTGACGCTGCCCTTGATGTCGTCGATCAGCGCGTCGTTGATGGGCCGGTCGATAAATTGCAGCATCGCGTACTCGACCGACTCGTGGAGCACGTCGGCCACGCGGCGCACGTTGATGAAGTTCTTGGGGTGGCTCACCGACGGCCAAGCCGCGCTGCGGTTACCCCAGGCGCGGTAGCCGGTGCCGAAGCTGTTGAACACCGTGACGATGCCGTTTTCGTTGAGCAGGTTCGCCTCAGACTGCGGGTCGTTCACGCGCGCGGTGATCGGGCGCTCGGCGCCGGTGATCCCCTTGAACTCCTGGTTCGACGGGCTCCACCAGTAGCCGCGCTCGGTGTCGGTGGCGCACATCAGGCCCGCTAGGCGCGGGCTCATGGGCTCTAGCCGCTCGGCGTTGGTGCGCGGATCATAGACTTTCAGGTGGGGGTAGCAGAGGATCGCGCGCTCCGAGCTGGTGTTGAAGTTGATGGTGCCCGAAGGCCCGCGCCCAGTCACCGCCTGCTGTACCGTGATCCCGGCGGGTGCGTCGATGATCGCCATGGCGCGCAATTTGGCGGCCATGGCAATGAGCTCGGCGGTCACCGAAGTGAGCGTCGCATAGCCCGGAGCGATCAAGAGTTTTGCGTTGAAGCCAAAGAGGTTGTAGGTATCCTCCAGCGCCTTCAGCCCCGTGCGGTTTCCTGAGGCATCGACCGTGCCGATGATGTGCGACGCATTGATCGGCGTCTTGCTCGGCTCAGCCGTGACGGTGTGCACCGCCGGTTCGAAGACGTTGACCACGATCACGGTGCCAGCACCATGGTCGAAGATGGCATCCAGCGCCTGCGGGATGCTGTGGCCGGCGCTGGCGGCAGAGGTGATACTACCGAACTGGGCAGCATCCTTTTCCGAGAGCACGATGGTCGGGGTATTGATGGGTCCGGTGGGCGCGGTGCCAATCAGCCCCACCACGGCGGTCTTCACCGTGCGGATGGGGCGCGGCCCTTTGTCGATTTCAATGGTCTCGACGCCGTGCAAAAAGTTAGCGGGCATGGCTTACTCTCCTTTAGTCTTGGCTGCCTTGGGCGCGGGCGCAGCTTGCGGGGCGAGGCGCTTGATCGCTTCCAGGGTCTGCACCACGGGGTTGTCTTCGGGCAGATCGACTGTCTGACCATCGATCAGGATCACATCGCGCCCATCGGGCAGTGTCATGGACGTGAGCGGCCCGCTGTAGCGGTATTGCATGTCAGTTCTCCACAAAATGAACGCGGGTCAAAAGCGGCCCGCCCTCGTAGTCAAGGTCGGCCACCATCGGAACGCCACAGGCCCAGCGGGTGACAAGCACCCAGGTATCGGCCTCAGCCTCGGAAAGCCGCGCGGTCACGAGGCGCAAGGGCGTGGCCCCTGGCGCGGGTTTGAAGGACAGAAGCGCGCGGCGCGTCGCTTCGAACAGGTCCCACGCGCCGGCGCCGTCGCGCAGCGACCGGGCAAAGAGCGCCACCTCCAGCGTGAGCGTCGCCCCTTGCACCGTCGCCCCGACATCGCCAACCGGCTCGGCGGCGATATCGCTTGCCGCCACCACCGCCGCGCCCTTGGCGTGGCTGAAGCGGTAGCCGCGCGCGGGCAAGGGCTCGACCGGCAAGGGCGTAAGCGCCCCTTTGAGGCGATCCACCACGGCGCGCTCGATGGCGAGGACCATCAGAAGCCCCCCATCTGCTCCGGCCCGAAGACCGGGGCCGGACCGCTCTTGGCGGCCGCGCGCGCAAGCTGCGGCTGCGCGGCAGGCGGCAGCTGGGCAGGCAGCCCAAGGCTGACCGTGCCGCGACTGATGGCTTCCAGTAGCCTGCGGGCGTCTTCATACCGGCGTCGGGCGTCCTCGATGTCGCCGGTGCGGCGCAGCGACAGCAGCCGGTAAATAGCTATGTCGCCTGCAATCCGCGCAAGGATGACCGGCACGGTCGGCAGCGGCAGCTGGTAGCGGGCGGCGAGATAGCCGTCGATCTCGGCGGCAGCATCGGCAAGCGCTTGAGCAATCATTGGGTCGTCCGCGAGCCCGTCGCCGTCGCGGTCGGTGAGATCGACCAGCCTATCCTGGCCATAGCGCACTGCGAGATCCGAAGCCGTGAGGTAGGCCATGCATCACTCCTGCGGCGCTTCCGCCACGACCAGCACCGGGTCGGCGCGCAACAGCTCGGCCTGCTCGGGGCTCACCTCCACCACCTGCGGCTCGCGGGTGAAGGGGCCGAACCCGGCGCGGTAGCGGGTCAGCTCGCCGTGGGCGGCCACGGTGCGCACCGAAAGGCGCACGGTGGCGGCGCCGGAGCGCGCGGCGGCGATGTTGGCCTTTACCCTAGACATTGCCGCCTCCGGTTATGCCAACCACGGCGAGACGATCACCTCGACCGCCTTATAGTTAGGGTTGCTGTCGCCGCCGTTGATGGTCTGCGCCTCGACCAGCGACAGCGCCGCGGCGCGCAAGTCCGGCGGCACCAGCAAGTGCGTGGGCTTGGCGCCCATCGGGCGGCCACCATCGGCTTTGATGGACATCATTGCCGCCACGGCAGCGTTGAAGTTGGCGGCATCGAGGGCAGCCTTGGACTTGTAGGCCAGTTGCCAGAACCCAAAGCCCGCATTGCAGCGATAGCGGATGCCGTAGCGGTATTCGTCGCGCACGAACACGCCCTCATCGTTGCTGGCCGTCATGGACTCCAGTTCGGGCTGCGTGCGCTCCTGGAAGATCATGGGCTTCAAGGCGCGGGAGCAGTCAAGCAGATACCACGCAGGTCCCGAGCCCGCTTGAAGGTTCGAGACTTGCGTTGCCGTGCCGGTGCCGTCCACGTTGGGATAGACCGGGTGGTCAGTGTCAAAGAAGTTCTGCCCGTCGTAGCACAGCGTGGTTTCACCCGCGGCCAGCAGGGTAAACACCAACTCATCCGGGTGGGCGGCGGCAGCGCGCCCCATCTCGGCAAACAGTGGCGTATAGACGCCGACGTTGTCGTCTTCGATGTCGGTGCGCTTCACGCTCACCGTGCCCTCAAATAGGCGGTTGGTGATCTGGTAGCCCTGAGCGGCCATGTCCTTGACCACGCGCTCGCCGACCCATTCGCGCAGTTTCGGGAACTGGTTGAGCCAGCCGTAGGTGTTGCTGGTGTTGCTGGAGGGCACCTTGGTCGCTGCCTTGGCCCAGTCGGTGGGGGTGGCGGCCAGCGCATCCTGAAAGGCTCTCGAAAAGCCCGTGCGCAGGCTGGTGATGAGTGCGGGGGTGATGATGGCCATCTTGAATTACTCCTTGATGAGGGTCTTCTTGTGCGCGGCGAAGTCGGCCTCGCTGATGCCCAGCAGCTGGCAGGCGATGCGGTCCTCTTCGGTGAGCGTGTTCGCATTCGAGGCGACGCTGTGCGTGTCAGATTGCGTTCCTGGCGGCAGCACCACGGGCGCGCTGGCAGCAAAGGCGGCGAAGCCTTCCGGGTCTCGCTTGGCGTAGGCCAGAGCCCACTCCTTCATGGCCGGGGCGAGCTTGCCCGCGCTCATGGCGGCGGCGACAGCCGCTTCGGCTTTCTCGTTGGCGATCCCGGCTTGCAGCGCGGCGAGCTGGTCGGCAACGGCCTTGTGCTGGCTCATCGGCACCCACTGCGCAGGGTCGGGCGCGCGGTTGGCGGCATCTTTGAGGCGCGCAGCGTGCGCAGCCAGCGCGGCCACATCGGCCTCGCCTTGCACGCCCAGCGCCTCGGCGATCGGGGTCAAATCCATGTCGACATCTCCTTTCGTGTGAGCGACGGGGTTGAGGTAAAGATTGGGGTAGTGGGTGAGCCCAGCCCCCTCGAGCGAAAGCACCCGGCCCGCTTTGTCATGGCGGAATACGGGCGAGAGGTAGCGGTATTCGCGATTGACGATCAGCCCGGCGGCGCGTGGCGTCCACTCGACGCGGCCCCACAGCGCGCCATCGCGCGCCTGCAACTCCTTGATCCAGCCAGCGACCGGCACCGGGCCGGATTTCTCGTCGGCCTCTAGTGTCTGGTGGTCGTAATCCACTGGCAGATCAACGGCGGCCTGCACGAAGGCGGCGAGCACCGACTCGATGTCCAGCCGGTACGGCCCCCGGCCATCCCGCCCAGAAAAATCCCCCGCCGGGACGAGTTCCACCCATTCCGGCGGGGTCAAGGCTGCTTCATGAGCGGCAGCAGGTAGGAGCAAGGAGACAACATGGGCGACACGCTGAGCGGGTTCAGGCTTGGCAGCGTGCGCGGTGGCGAGGTATGGGTGGCCGTAGGTCATGCCGCCATCGTCGCAAGATGGGCGGATCTCGCCAATTAACTATCGTTATCGAATAGCAGGGAGGAGTGGAGGGATTTCGCGCGCAAAGAAAAGCGCCCATCGCGGCGGCCTTGTTATCCCCTTATTATCCCGGAGATAAAACCCCGCCCAATCGATTTTCTTGGGCTGGGTGGCACATGGGTAGCCACTCGCCAAAAAAATCGCTCTACGGGCCTAAAAGTGGCCTTGGCGGGAATTTCCGCATAACGGTGCGGGTTGGCGGGTGGTTTTGGCGTGGCGGGCGGGGTTTTTATCCCCGTTATCCGTCGGCCAGATGCGCACGGATCGCCTCCAGAATGAGCGAGCGCGCGGCGGCGTCGAGCTCGCCCGATTCCTTCACCGGGAAGTAGCGCCGCGCCGGGATGTCGCCCCATGGAATCTTGGCCCCACGGCGGGTTTTGCCAAACGCGCCCTTCTTCGCCCCGAATTGCAGCACAGCGGCCTGAACGCCCGATGCGCCAATCAGCACCTGGTCGCTGCTGGCGCGGTGGTAGAGCCTGCGGTCTTTGAAGTCACCCCGGTTGATGAGCGGGCGTGCGCCCTTCTTGCGGGCGAGCGTCGCCGGGCTGTTGGGCGCAAAGGGCGTGCCCGTCCAGTCGCGCCCGGCTTCGATGTGCTGGCGGGTTTTTTCGATGAGGGCCTGGCCGATGAAGTCCATGGCGGGCTGCATGTTCGTCACCCGCGCCTGGAGCCGCGCGAGCGCTTCGCGCACTGCTCGGTCGTCGATCTCGATCTTGATCATGCCTTCTTCTTCTCGGCGCGGCTTTGAGGCTCATCGTCCGGCAGCGAGTTTGCCCACTCGACTGCCTCTTTCTTTGAAGTCAGCTTGACCCACCGCGCCCTGTGCATCCGCGCCGACAGCGAGACAAGGAACATCGAGCAGGTGAAGAACGTCCACCAGCCGCCGCCTTGCGAGTAGCTGTACCACATGCACAGGAACAAAAACCCGAAGGTCACGATGTCGGCGCAAATGCTGTCCAGCGCCGTTTCGGTCTTTTCGAACATCATCACCTCTTTCATTGGCTTTCCTTTCCGTCGATGTTGCTCATGATGGCCCCTTTGTGCTAGAGTGCAACTGTCCGCGATGGCCGTCGCGGATCGGGATTGGCGTCCCGAAAGCAAAGGCGGACGAGAGGCCGCCGAACGCAGAGCGTGGAGCGGCTTTTTTCATGTCCGCGCATGGTGTCTGCCCCATGGGCGGCCCGTGCGGGGAGCCGCAAGGCTCGCCGGTTCCTTTGCTCCGGTACGCCAACCCGCACGGTGCCCGCCCACCCCGTTGGCGTGGGGTGGCGGGTTGAGCAATCAATCAGCAAAGGAGCACTGCCATGCACACCCTCACCACCGCCGAGTTCCTCGGCACCCCTGTTTCCATCCTCGACCATGCCGGACGGCGCTGGCTGACTGCCCGCGACGTGGGGCGCTGCCTGGGTTATGCCGAGGCAGAGGCCGCCAACAGCATCAATAGGCTGTACGCCCGGCACGAGGATGAGTTCGGGCCGGACGACACAGGGTCGGTCAAATTGACCGGACCCGGCGGCACGCAAAACACCCGCATCTTCTCCCATACCGGCTGCGTGCTGCTCGCCATGTTTGCCAACACGGCGCGGGCCAAGGATTTTCGCGCCTGGGCCAAGCGGGTGCTGGCCGGCGACACCCTGCCCGCCCACGCCGAGGCGGCCAATGCCTGGGGTCGGCGGGTCAAGGTCAACCGCACCATCGAGCGGCAGGCGATGGAGCTTTACGTGGCGGGGCTGGAGACTTCCAGCATTGCCCGGCACCTGGGCGTGAGCAAGTCGGCCATCAAAAAGATGCTCTCGGGGCAGTACCGGTTTTCGCCCGCATCGGGGCCGGATGAGACCACGCCCGCGCTGATTGCGGCGGTGGCCGCCGAGCGGGCGCGGCGCGAGCAGGATCGCATCGTCGATGAATATGTGGCCAGTGCCGTGAACCAGCGCTTGCAGCAGGCGCTGGAGTCGGTGGGGCGGCAGATGCTGGTGGCGCTGCAAAGCGTGACGGTGGAGGGTTGAGCCATGAGCGGATACGTCATCACGGAGCAAGCCGAAGCCGCCCTGTGGCGGGCGGACCTGGCCTTGCAGGCCATGAGCCACGCATTTTCCGCTGCCGACGGCACGGCCTGCGAAATCCCCGGCGAGCAACTGGCCGCGCTGCTGGAACTGGTGCGTGCGCAGGTGGCCCAGGCGCGGGCCGCGGCGCGGTTTGATGCGCGGGCGGGTTAGGCTATAGTTGCGCATAAGGGCTGGCGGCAAAATCTCCCAGCAGATGCTGAAGGCGCGCCGGACGCCGAAGGTTGGCGGGGACATTGACCCGCCGGGGCCGAAAGGCCCTCGTGGTGGGGAGGGGAGTCCACCACGCCAGCCCCACGAGGACGATCCGGCGCATCCTCACCCATTCCCCTTCTTGAGCAGGCGGCGAATCTCGGAGTCTCTGGCCGCTTCTTTGCTCGATAGCCTCCGGTAGCTCGTCACCCACATCCCTTCGCCGGTCTGGGTCACTTTGACGACCAGCACATGGCCGCCGTCCGGCAGCTCGCGGATGTAAATGGCACTCTTGCCGTCGAACGCCTTTTGCGTCGCCCCATCCACCACGCTTTGCGCAGCGGCGTATTCAGCCGCCGTCAGCTCGGGGTGGGCCTGCGCCTGTTTGATGGCGCTCTCGGCGCTCAGTGAGGCAACGCGCACCCCGTCTTTGGCTCCCAGCGCCTGGGCGTCAGCATCGGGAATGCGCGCCAGCGGAAAGCTGCCCTGCGGGTTGGC